GTAACCGCCATTTGAAGTTTACTTTTAGGATTTTCTCTTCTATAAGCATCAACGCCCTTTTGCGTTAACCCACCAGTAGAACTTTTGTGACCTTTTGCATCAATTGCATATTCCAATAACTCGTCATCACTAATAGCATCAAATAAATCCCAAAGGTAATCACTGGTAAATCCGTTGTCAGTTGCATATTGTTCAACGGTACTTTCAATCATATCAAATATTTCTTCAACGTTTTCATTAGCCACACAGTTATTCACCTTTTTGCCATCTTTTATTTTGGTGCCTTCTTTATGGTAATTTTTCCAACATTTAAAACTTAGAAAATTCTTTTTTTCTGATATGTCTTCCATAAATATTCCCTTATTAAATTGGTCTCCCATGACAGATTTGAACTGCCGACCTATCCGCCCCAAACGGATCGCTCTACCAAACTGAGCTAATAGGAGTTGTTATAAAGGGCGTTTTCTGTTTTTAACGTGGGGCACGCCTACCACCATTTCTACATTGGAGCCACTGAAAGGAATCGAACCCTCAACCCCCTGATTACAAGTCAGGTGCTCTACCAATTGAGCTACAGTGGCAATATTTGGAGCGGGATAAGGGAATCGAACCCTACTAAAAGATTGGAAATCTTTTGTTCTACCTTTAAACTAATTCCGCGTTATTGGTGGAGATCCCTGGATTCGAACCAGGTGCCCAAAGGGCACGGATTTACAGTCCGCTGCAGTCACCTATGCCGCTCGACCTCCTAATATTTATTCTCCGCCTTTAAGTAAAAATTTATTAGAAATTGCCTTAAAGTGTAACGAAGGATCGCGAGTATTTTTAAACACAACACCCTCACGTTCAGTTTTATTATTTAGTACACTTTTGCCTTCAGCATAATCTAATAAGCCGCTAATTACGTCATTAACGTTTACGCTAGTTCCAGCTGGACTTCTGTATAAACTAACTTTTTCTAATACTTTAACGTGATTTAAACCTAATTTTTCAGCTAAGGCTACACGTTCTTCGCTATTCAAGTATTCACCTTTATCAATATCGTAGATAGTAAATACATGAAATTGAGTTCCTAAGATTCTGTATTTATTACCTTGGATTCCTTCGCCAATTAACTCGCCTTGAATTGCAATATTACGATCTGGAACTAATTCGCGTAATTTATTTTCAATATCATCAGCACGAGCTTGTCTCCAGAATGAATTTTCCTCAGTATCTTTTAACTCAAGGTTACGAGAACACACACCAAAGTTACGAACAGGATTTCCTTCTTCATCCGCTGCATTTTTAATGTAAACAGTCATAGAACTGCCATCATATTTTTCAGTTACTTCCCACTGATCATCAGAACCAATCCATTGGTATAACGATCTAGACAAGTTTTGAACACGTTCTTCATCGGTTTTAGGTATAAAGCTTGGAAAGTTTCCTTTCGCCATACCAGCTAACTGAGTTGGCATTGGTGGTTCATACTTATGAATATTCAGTAAATCAGAAACGTCCATATCTTCTTCATAATAAATGATAGGCATAGTTTCTAATTTAACATTTAAATCTTCCAGCGACTTTTTAACCGCATCATACACAACAGTCAGCGGTAATAGTAAACCCTGAGAAATCTGTTTACGCAATCTTACAGTTCTTAGGCGTTCGCCTTTTATACCGTTATATTCACGAGGTTCTTTGCCTTCACTGGTAAGGAAAGGAGCAAGTTCATTTGGAATAAAGCTATCAATCTCAAAGTAAACAGCAAAGGTATTAACTTCGAATTCGCCTTTCTTTACTACAACTTTCCAACCGCCTATACTAGCAGTTTCAATTAAATCTGCGCCGTCAATAGGCTCTAACGCATCAATTTTTCTAACAGTAGCTAACTTTCTCATAATATATTCCTCACTAGATTAACTCATTACAGTCTATTATACGCTGTTTTTACAAAAAGTAAAGCCTTATTTTGGATGCAGACCTATTTCCTAACCGCGCTCACACCTACTCAAAACTGGACTCCCTAGCCGAATTTGAATCGACACCTCAAGGTTTTGCGGACCCGCACACTACCGTTATGCTATAGGGAGTAAAATTTGGTGTCCTCGCCAGGATTCGAACCTGGAACCAAATTCTTATGAGGAATACGCTCGACCGTTGAGCTACAAGGACATTAATAATCTTAAACAGTTTAACCATCAAGTTATTGTTACTAATTAAAGAATCGAACTTTACGATGCAACCCTAAGTCACACGCTCCCGTTAAGCATCAATAACAATACTGAATAGTGCTTGTCTTTCCAAGCAGTCACCAGTCCACTTAACATGTACAAGCTGGTTCGGTACACTCCTGCCGTATTATTCTCCCAGCAGGCTAAGGAGATAAAATTTATTTAGAATCAAAAAGCTTTTGCTTTAACAAATAGCCTTCTAACGCCCAAATCTTATTTCTAGCATTATCTTTTGCGATTTTTCTTCCAATTTCAGCGTCAAAATTTTCTAGCGATGCCGCAGCAGATTCACCGCTAACGTTAAAGCCGTTTTTTAATGTTAATAAACAAACAGTAAAAGTTGTATTTGGAAATACATAATAATCCTCACCAACAATTGCATTATCAATATCAGCAGGACTTAAACGTGGAGCATTTAAACCTTTTGACTGAATTTCTTGTTCAATTTCTAATTCTGTTGCCAATTTATTCACCTTATGTCAAGTTATAATAATAATTGATAGTTGCCGGTGCTGATCTCCGGCTCTTAGCTGACGGCACGAGCGTGCTATATTGCGCATCAGCCTACGCATTAACTATCAAGGATTGGCGCTTAACGCGCTACTACAAAACAATTTATGTAGTTTCTAACGCCAATCTTTCATAGTGCTGTCTTTCCAGCTGTCAGTTATTTTTTGTGCTTTAAGGCTTCCCGCATAACTACATTAGCCACTATTATTTGATTGGTAGTGCTTCCAATTTTGATAGTAACCCCGATCCAAATCGACTAGGCTATCAACTCAGGTATATTATAACCGGTTAACTCAAAAAAGTAAAGTTTATTTAAAGAGCAGCAATCGCCGCCACTTCACCAACTTCTGTCAAAACTGCGATAGTTTCAGCGCTACCGGCTACTTCAGCTACAGTGCCAGCAGCTGCTACAGTTCCTTCTACAGCCGCTGTACCGGTCGAAACGATACTATCGTATACAGTTTTAGCCGCTACGCCGGTAGCAATATCAACAACGCCGTTACCAACTGCTTCAGCTTCATGTTTAACAGCGTGACCAATTTTAGAAAAAATATTCATAATGTTATCTCAAGTTGTTGAGTTTGTATAAGGTTTCGTTGTTTAATGATTGTAAGGTATCTATAATGTTTTGAATTTCACTTTCTGCCCCGCAATCTGCTCTGTTTGCATCAACCCAAGAACGTAAGGTAGCCACCAGTTGGACTGCATCACTAGGGTTATTAACAACAGGATAGTCGTTAATAATCCCATTTCTCCCCTGATGATTTTCCGCAAGCGAATCCGCAATGTCGATAACTGCATTATAGAACTCCTCCAGCGCTTTATGCTGAGCGTAGCTTGTTGTTTGTAAATGTGCGATATGAGCTTTATTTCTCGCGTCAAATAATAACGCAATTAATTGTGGCATTTTATTCATTTTTATATATAATCCTATTTTGGTGGAAAGGTATTTCTTAATGACACAGGTCGAGTATGCCATTAAGAAATAAAGGCGCTAACCTTTATTCCATTAAACTATTCTTCTGTTTGAGCTTCTTCAACAGGTTCTTCTTGAGCAGCCGCTAATTCTGCCGCTTCTACCTGAGGACGACCCTGATACTGAATTTTAGCGATAATATCGTTGACATCACGGTACGGTTCTTCAGAAAGAGTTTCAAGAATAAAGTTCACGTCTTCAACAGGCAATTGTAAATTGATAAGCATATAATAAATTCCAAAATAATAAAGTTAAGAAGATTTGCCCAAATTATACTTAGGGCATAGTTCCCAGTCAGATTTTTCCTGAAATGAAAGAATCTTAATGGTGTTTAAAGAGCATGTAACAAGTTCATCTTTATTGACGATTTCTAGTAAACCCCAATCGTTCAATAATTTGGCAATGGTATTCCTACGTTTAATATCATCTTCTGATATAGAAGTAGGCTTATTATCAAGTTCAAACAATTGTTTAAAATGAACCAGATAATATTTACCTTGTTTATGCAATATATGAGCTGTCTGGTATAGTTTCTTTTCTTGTTTAGAAGCAATACCGATACGGCTTAATGTTTCACGAACCTTTAAAAAATCATCAGGTTGTTTTAATGTGATTTCCAATAAATCATACTTTTCCATGTTTTTGTTTCCCACCCGTACCCATTTGTTCTCTGACAGTATCAATTTGACTTTCAGTTAATAAGGCAAGAGCCAACGCTCCTTTTTCTTTGCTGTAATTAAAATAATCGCATACCAGATTCAAGTCATCTGAACTATCAGCTTTCTTGACCCATTTCGAAAATCGTTTCTTTTTCTTGATCGACGCACGCAAAAAATCATTTGCCATATCCTTAGGTAGATTAGGATAACGATTCATTTCGTTAGCCTGCAAAACCGTATCGACATAATACGATAAACCCCTATTAATAATGAATGGTGTATATTCCTTAATAGATTGTTCATCAACAAGTAAATTTTCTTTTGTTACGTTTATTGCATTCAGATAGTCAAAAAGCTTCGCCATAATATAATTCCCATAATAAACTGTATGCATCATTATTATTTATAGTTATTGGAGTTTCACTCACCATCAATAATGTAAATAATGTAATCAGGAAAAGAATCTTTCAAATGCTGGATTAATGCGTCATAATCATCACTTTTACCAAGATACTTTGATGTTTTATTTTCATAAGCAAAAAACAAATTAGAATGCTTTTCAACCTTAACATAAATTTGCTTCATCCCATCAAGTTCATTAGAGTTAAGACCGCGCCCGTAAAGTGCCCCGAGAAAAAAGGAAGCTGCCATTAAAGAAATAATAGAAATTAATTGCATCATAATTTATGTAAACTGTCGATAGGGTGGGAAATAAATTTAATTATCTGTTCAGTTGTGTACCATATACCGGTTAAAACGTTAATAATACAACTGATTATGAGTGCTATTGTTTTCATCATTATCGGAACGCCACACTGGACATGATTTCTGTGAGTGCCGCCATAATATTCAATTCTTGGTCAGCGACGAAAGCAGATTTGTATGAATAATCTGCCATAATTAAAATTAACTGAGGAACAGAATTAGGTTCAACCAACGTGGAAGAATAATCATAAAAATGTCTGAACAACTCTACACAATCAACATCATTCATACCTACCCATTTTCTAACTTCAGTAAAGTTTTTTTCTTTTATATAGCCGATTAATGCTTTATAAGAATCATCGTTGAAGTTTGATAATATGCCAGAATCAATTTTACCTGATACAGAATAACGCTGTAGTTCATTTAAAACCCTACGATAATCTGGGAAGAATTTAGTAATAACCTCGGCAACCACTTTAGGATCGTATTCAATCTTTTCTTCAGCTAGAATACCACATGCCCGTTTAAAGAATTTAGCGGCTAACTCTTGTTTCTCGCTTTTTTCGATAGTAAAGTTTAACGAGGTGCATCTCGAATGGATAGGTTCAATTAATTTCTGAGGAAAATTACAGGTAAGAATAAATCTACAGTTAGCGCTGAATGTTTCGATAAAACCGCGTAAAGCCGGCTGAAACGAATTAGCATTTAACCCGTCTGCTTCATCAAGAATAACAACTTTAGTACCACCACCAAACGATACAGTAGAAGCAAATGATTGAATCTTACTTCTAAGCACATCAATACCAGATTCCATAGATGCGTTGATGAATAATACGTCAGCATCTAATTCATTACAAAGAGCAAATGCCGCTGTAGTTTTACCCGTACCAGCACCGCCTGATAATAACATATTAGGAATCTCGCCTTGTTTAACGATATCTTTTAATGTTTGTTTCATTCGCTCAGGTAAAATACAGTCATCAATTTTAGATGGACGGTATTTTTCAACATATAAGAATTCTTCTGGTTTTGCGATTAAACTCATAAATTTTACTCCTCAATGATAACATAATAAATTTGAAGCTGATTTTCGGCTCAGCTTCAAGCCGCCTATCTTACTCGAACGATGAGTCAGATTCAACTGCCAAGAAATACACGGTATCTTTAGTTTTATGTTTAAATCTTGAAATCTTTTTATGAGAGATAGATACGGTATAGTCGCCGTGTACTAACTTCAACAAACCAATTTTTAGGTAAACTTTAAACGTGGTAGAAGTAGAACCAACCTCAACTTCATACACGTTAGATGAATCAACCTTTTTATCGCCAACTCGAATAATAATTTTACTACCATCACCAATTAAGGCTAAGTCTTGAGCCTTTAAGACAGATGCTGTACGATTAATCATATCAAGCATACTATCGGTTAACTCAAACTCAATATCTGCGTCAGGAAATTTAATTTCTTTAGTCGGTACGGTTAAAACGTTTTCAGCTGCAGAGAAATACTTAATCGAGTTATTACCCTCAGAAATGGTAACATATTTATCGTTAAATGTCAAGTCAGGATCGCTAAACAAAGAAACAGCGCCTAAAAATTCTGAGATATCGTAAATACCGAATGTGGTATCAAACGACTCAGCAATAGCACTATCAGCCATAATGTTTTTTTGAACAGAAACTGTAGAAAGTTTGTTTCCAGGTTTCAACATCACATTAGGGTTAATAGATGCAAAGTTTTTTAAGATAGCTTGGGTTTCACGCGATAACTTCATAATGTTTCCTTAATAATGTAAAAGATATATAGTAAATGATTTGGCGCCAAAAGTAAAATTTACTTTTCAACGCACTGTAACGTATAAGCACCATGGATATCGCTAAATGTGCTAGCGAGAACAGCCTTTTCTAGTTTTAAGGCGTTTTCGCACCTTTCAACACTGTTAAACTCAGTTGATGTAACTTTAACATCATGACCACCATAAACCTGCGTCATGATTGTAACTAATAGAATAATTGGTTTAATCAAAATTTCACCTTAAAATCAAGTTGGTGTTTAGTTAAAAATTCAATCGCTTTTTTATAAGCTTCATCGTCTTCAGCGTTAACCTCAAACAAATCGTTGTAAACGATACCGCTAAGGCTATCAGAAACATCACCGTCAACGCGCAAAACAATTTTATATGGTTGACGAACAGCTTCTAACGTAAGTTTTTTATTGTTTTGTATAACAGAAAGCGTAATCAGGCTCATATTATCTCCCCATTGGGTTAGTGTTAATGACACGAATTCTATCACCATAGTGGATTTTTCTATAGGTATAAAATCTATCACGTTTCATGTCAATTCTAACTTTGCGGTTCAAATGTTCTCTTGATTTACGCATTGGAGTAATAATAGAAAACAATTCGTCTTTCTCGCTAATCATGGTATCACCTCAAAAATTAATAATAAATTTAAACTACAAGAGCAATTATACGCTGTTTTTATAAAAAGTAAAGCTTTATTTTAATAATCTTCACTAATGTAAACCCGTTCACTTTGTCCTGACGTTTCAACATGCAAACAGTAACCAATAGGAATAATCATATCGTCAATCAAAACATCACCATCTCTACGGTAAACCATAGACCCATGTTTACAGTGGTCGTGAATTAAATCTGATAAAGCTTTGAAGTTTTTACCCGTATATCTTACTGAAGATTTCATTCAATACCCCGTTCATCAAACTCATACAAAAACATCAAATTACAGGCGGCGTGAAGTAAATGGGATTTGCCTGTTTCGTCATCATTTTTATCGCCTTTAAGGTAATCGTACACATGACGTAAAAGTGCATCAGTGTAACGTTTCCTAGCATCTGGCACGATTAACCAATTATCTTCATCATACTTTTCAGCACCGCTAGTTAAAATAGAACCAACACCCTCAATAAAATGAGGACTCAATAACCTATACTTAACCTTTCCCGTATCGAATTTTCGACCAATTGTGCTGTCCAATTTTGGTTTAATTTCTGCTGTATTGTGATTCGCAAATGCCACGTCTGTTTCTCTCTTCAATTATATTATCTAACGAAATAGGGTAAAAATCAGTTCTTTCAACGCTGATGTTCATATACCTATTATCCGGTGTACCGTCAGGCAATAGTACAACTTCATTGTGGAGATGTCCATGGATTTGAAAACCCCACCGCCCTAAACAATCTGGGTGAACCGGAATATGTCCTAACAACATTTTATCAATCACATGATATGCTCTGATATCAGTAAAATAGGGGAGATATTTTTCCAATTTGAATGTATCATGATTACCTTTAATCAATCTCAAATTTTTACAGTTCAGCCTTTCTAACATAGGTAGCGCTCTTAAATTTAAAGCAAGATCGCCTAAAATGTAACATTTGTCTTCTGGTTTAACTCTTTCGTTAAACCGCTCAACTAAAACCTCGTCCATTTCTTCGATTGAATCCCATGGTCTAATTTTGCTACCATCATAATTTAGAAATTTACACATTCCGTGATGTCCAAAGTGTAAATCCGAAGTAAACCAAATGTTCATTTTCACTCCTTATGTAGTTTTCTGGATTTAATCCAGTCATTATCAATATCACTATCCAGTGTCAAATCTTTCCCTTTTATTATAGCGCCGCCCGTTAATTTTACATCTTCAATATCGGCTACGACTGTATACATATCGCCAAAATAAACCTTTCTAGACTTTTTGGTTGAGTTCAATAGATTACGAATATCGTTTCGCTCAGCGGTATCAACCTCTCCGGAAACGTAATGTATCGTCCTATCAGAACCTTTATCCTTTAGCAGTTCTAATATTGCCTTTCCATGCGATATATAGTTGAATAGAATTAAGGTTACGCCGTCTAAGGATAACGTCAGATTTGAGATAAATTTATTCCGCTTATTATCTAACGTCAAAAACTTAATTTCTTTTTGGTATTCTATTTTCTTACATAAATCTTTTGATTCTTTAGGGTGATTCAGTATTAGGCAATTTATGTTTAATGGAGTGACTTCTTTATTATCCATCAGTTCTTTGGTGGTAATAACCTTATAAACTTCACCAAATAAGCCGGTTAACTGTAACTCGGATATGTTTTTACCATTTAACGTTCCTGTTGTACCAAACCGATATTTAACATTTGGCATATTATTCAGCAAGGTTGACGCAGATTTAGCCGCGTATGTATGACACTCGTCACCTATAACAACATCTATGTTTTCAAGGTCGCTTGGTTTAAGCTTATACAAACTTTGCCACGTTGAAATAGCACAGTTATGTTTGAATTCCCTAATAAACCCAGAATAGATTTTGTTACAGTTAGCTTCTACGTTCCATCCATTATGGGTTGAGTAATCCTGAAAATCAGAATACATTTGCTCAACCAAGGTCGTTGATGGAACAATAATCAAACATCTCTTACCGGCGTTGATATACCATCTAATCAAACTGTAAATCATCAAAGACTTACCAGAAGACGTTGGCGATACCAATATGCATCGGTTAAGGTTTAGCGCCTTATGTACCGCATCAAGCTGATAATGTCTAAAGTCGATAGGCTTACTTCTAGCATGTGGCTTTAGAGCAGAGCAAAAAGTAGTTATCAAGTCAACAGGATAATTGTTTATTTCCTTAACATCATTTTTGTACGATATAGTGTATTCATTAATATCCGCGAATTTTTCAACATAACCTATTAAACCAGTCTGTAACAGCTTTTTATGGATATCGTATAATCGCGCCTTTCCATCCCAAATTTTGTTTCGAAATAGTGGCATAAATTTATATCCAGGAACAAAAAATGAAAAGTATTCATACAATTCAGATTCTATTCCAAAATCATCAGCTGTTATCTTAATAAAGGCTTCATTTAGTTTTTCAACATAAAGCGTGCCGTTTGACATTAAAAATCCTCATATATTCTGTAATGATTTATATATAAGGATTTCAGCCGGCGTTAAACGAAGCTAAAACAATTTCATCAGGTTGTATCCCTTTGAAAGCTAACCCTATAAGTTGCACACGCACATCATCAGGGGAACTTGCCCATGCACGACGGTAAGAACCCCAGCCACCATAATCTCTATTAGGATGAATTTGTTTAGCTTCCTCTTCAGAATAAGCAGCTACAACCATAGAATCATAAGTATCGTAGCTACTATTTTCGGTTTGCCATATTTTATACAGAAAAAGATTTTTTGTGTCCATTATTTACCTTTGCGTTTCGCAACTGCTTTTCTAGTTTTAGAACGGATAACGCGCTCAGCGTAGTCAAAACATAAACTAGGCATTTCTTCATTTTCGTTAAGGTCACCCTCAAAGATTTTGTTTAACATACCGCGTTGTTCTACACCATACTCATCAATATAGATTTCGATTTTGGCACCAAGTTTGATGTTAGCGTCAATAAAATCACACGCAAAGTATTCTAAATCTTTACCTTTAGAAGTTTTAAATTTAAGCTTAGAATAAATCACTTGTTTGACGTGTTTTCTTTGTTCAACAGGGAAAGAGTTAATGAATACTTCAGATAACGGTAAAGTAGTTGCTTCAGTCATGGCATTCTCCAAATAATTTAAGGGATAACTTCATTAATATCTATTATACTTTGTTTTTATCAAAAGTAAAGCTTTTTTTAATTTATTTTTCAAACTTAATTTATAGCGCCTAAACCCAATTCACGCCCGACTAGGCTATTATAGGCTCATTGGTCTAAAAAGTAAAGTTTTATTTTTAGGCACAAAAAAGCCGACTAAAAAGCCGGCTCATTGTTATAATCCTTCAAATTTGAAAAAAGAATAATTAAATGTAACATCGCAGGTCAGGTAGGTAATATCTGACTGGGTGGTCACCATAGTCAACCCGCCTAACTCTATTGGTCGTAAGTCATAAAACGTTATATTTTGAATGACATTATTAGATGAGGATAAAATCTGTAAGTTTCCATCTGATACTTCATTCAAATTACTGCCGTTGATAAACTCACTAAATTGTATTCTTGCTTCAGGAAACCCTAACCCAACCATCCATTTATAAATAGCTAGATAGTTACTCATATCTTCATTAACAGTAAAACTGATGCTCAAATCTGAATACTGAAGATTCACGCCTGATTGATAAAAAGTAGATAAAGGACTTTGTATTTCAACAGGAGGAAGCGATACACTGGGAAGAGTTACTTCTTGCGCAAAGTAAGTAAACTCTGGTATTTTTTGGATATTGAATGTGAACCCTGATGAACTTAATGGGTTCACATTATGCTGATTTGCAACAAAATTTGCCATTTTAACCCTTCATAGAAAGAGGAATTCTAAGGCTTATTTGTGCTACTTGGATTGAGAACATACCAACACCAAATAGCGCAATATATGCTCCTAAAATTGGTTCAATACCGGTTATCATCAACAGAACACCAATAAAGGCTAACCCGTTGGTGTAAATTGTATAATACTCGCTTTTTTTCATA